GGGTGTTTCCGAATAAGATTCATCTCCAGCCTGGGCAGTAGAAGGAGCATAAGGCTCAACCTGCCATGTTATAGGCACAGAGAATTGCATGTCATCCCCTCCAGCCACCTCAAGCAAAATGTCCACAGAAGTAGACACTGAGACCGGGGCTACAAGGGGGTCCAAGATATAGACAACCATTGTGCCAATCTGGGTATTCTGATTTGTCCAGGGAGTTGGGACCATGTATGGACAGCAAACTTCAAATGCCGAAGTAGTACTGACATCTACAATTTCCCTAAAAACGTACTCAGAATTACCAATGCTAGGCGTTCCAATTGAAATACCAGGGTAAAAAGCCACGATCAAACGACCTCTATGAAAGGCAGTTTTCACGAGTTTAAATCTGTATTTAATTGATCCACGATACCTAGCAAATTGATTGTACACAAATGACAATGGAGTATGGGCATAACCCTTGCTCCAAGCCACTGAGCCTTGGGGAATGACTGGAATGGTCCCCAATACATTACCCGTGACACCAGAAGTCGTCCAGGATAGAGATAAAAGGTGGGCAAAATGTTTTACGATAAAGCCATAATCCATCTCATCCACCGAGGAGGTCAAGGAGGATGGCACCCTGACTGAGTTCTCAGAAAGGACACCAAGGGGTTTTGCGTTGGTCGAGACGTCACTAACCGCATTGAACGGAGTGGTTTTACGATCCATCCTAGTCGGAGCAGAGAGAGCTATTGGCTTGGACCATCCCATAATGGAAGTTGCTCTAGAAGCTACCTTGGCATACCAAGAAACGTTTCGAGCGGCGCTACCAATTAGGGGAACGTCACCAAGCACATCACCAACTAGGGACACCCTATTTAACGCGGACGTGATGGGCCCTATGTTCTGAGCCTGGGCTTCCTTGGTTGAATCGTCTGCTTGATTAACACTAGCAGAACCAATCTTTACGTTTTGTAGAGATCCTAACAAAGCGTAACCGCAGGTAGTTGAACCACCCGACCCCGGATTTAAGGGTGAATATGGACAAATTCCAAATATTCCTAGGCCTTGAGCAGAGGCACTATTTACAGTAGACCAGGATATCATTGGGTATATTGAAGTATATGGTATTTTTAGAGTTACATGGGTTTGTGGCGAGATCTATCTCAACGTGAGGTAATTGGGTTATCTTAGTCAAATTACAAGTATGCATGTTCTTCCAAAGCAATGAATTACCTGTATTAGCAGGTGAGAGAGCACCACCCGTTGGCAGGTAAAATAAAATGTATCTACCTTGTTGGAACCGGTCAGCATTAACTTGTAAAGTAACCTCAAAATCTGCACGATAAGTATAGATATTGGACATCCGGGAAAACTTCTGGGGCGTAATTAAGGACGTAACGTCCGCAAAGAAGAGTATACCCGAATCTGAGGCGGAAAAGTTTCCTGAGGAAAAAATTGACGGTCTTTGGAGATA